AGCCGATGTAATAACATATCTGGATCCAGACCCAAAACCATAATCATCATAACTTTCATCTTCAATCATATGTTCATATACTTCTGGGATATTACTATTGCCAAATATTCCTGACACACCAAGACTATTGCTTGTGCTAGTGTCATCGTCTAATGATTTTGCTTCGGCAGCATTTTTAATGGTATGATAAAATAATGTAACTTGTGTTTGCCATTGATTGATTACGCTGCTAAGATCATTTGTTACTTTAAAGAAATCAATAGACTGTCCAGTATCAACATCTAAAGGCGTATTGGGATTAGCGCTAGTCACATAATCATTGACACTAATAGTTTGTCCTGACTTTGCATTGATGCGAGTAATTAAAGTTTGAACTATACTATCATTAAACACGCCAGTAGCAGAAAAATTATTAACATTAATTCCGTTAATCACCGATGTATTTTGCGTAGTTAACGCATCAAGTAATACTTGATATCTTTGAGCATTCGTAAATAATTGTTTAGTTGAAGTTCCTGCCGCTTGTATAACAGAAAATTGCGATAAGCTTTGATTGATATTATCATTTAATACATTTTGATTAGCTTGTTGAATAAGTTGAGTTGGGTCTGAAATATGATCTGCATAATCAGAAATAAAACTGAATGTTGTTGCTGAGCCGGCAGTGGTGTTTTGTGATGATATAAACGCCGCTGCTGCTTGATCACCAGTTAAATCCATACTAGGATAATGCCCCAAGATAGTACAATCTAATCTAATCTGATCTTCAAGAATCTCAATTTGCGTCTGTAAGCTTTTTAATTGATTGGTAAAAAGATTATTAAGAAAGTCTGGGAAAACCTGAATACCTATTGTTTGTTTAAGATATAACATACGATAAAAAACAGAACTTGGCATTCTATTATATTGAGGCGGTCTTACTCGAATATGACCTTGTGAATCTGCAAAAACTTCTAGATTTAATAAATCTGATACGTTTGTAATTTTTTCAAGTACAGAAGTGTAATCATTACTATATAATTTTATACCATCTGTTAATGCCGTATTAAAGGCGGCAACATCATAATCGATATCATAGTAATCATCTACAATAAATAAATTCTTATCTTCATTAGCTCTAACATCATAAGACATGCGCCTTGTTAAATAATTAGTTTGCCTGCGTATATCTTTTTGAGCTTGAGGAGTAGATGGTTTATTTGAGCTACTGGCTAATCCACTAGTCGCATAAGAAGGGGCTGTTACTTGATTAGCCGATTGAGTTGAGGCTTGCTGCAAAGCTGTAATTGAAGCATTAATACTTGCTTGTAATTTTGTAGAAGCGGTAATATTATTTTGAATTTTTGTTTGTAATGAAGGATCGCCCTGAGCAGTTTGTATATTTCGCGCTTGTGTTAAAATATTAATGGCACCCAACGTTCTTGCAGTATTATTTAGATCTGAAAGTTGATTTAATGCAGCATCCAAAGCTGAATTTTGTGTAGTTACTGTTAGCTGCGCTTGCAGCGCTTCTGCAATAGCAGATTGATTCATTGTTAAAGATTTGAATGGAATAAAATTACCCCATAAAAGATTAGTCTTAGATAAATCATTTTTCAAAGAATCTATAAACGAATTAGCAGAAGATTGCTTGCTTGTTGGATCTCCGCTAAAGCCACCAAGAGAAGCAGTCGCCTTAATAAAGGTAGCATAATTATACGGAACGCCAGTTACTAAAAGTGATATCACATTCATAACGTCTAGTCCTGCAAATGCCTCATTATAAATATTAGGATTGCCAACTAAATTAGGATTATTGATAGTAGATGTAGATCCGGATTGAGCAAAAATACCTATACCTTGTTTCCATTTATAAACTAATCCATCAGGAGCATAAAGTACTTTCGTTAATCTTCCAGTAGTTGGATCAAGATTTTGATCTTGAAGATAATTACCTTGAGTGGCTTTTTCACCTGCCAAAGCGCCTTGCTTATATTTTACTAAAGATCCTTTAACAGTATCAGATAGTAAAGACATATTTTCATCTAACAATTGTTGTGAGTTAGAAGAGTTTGCCGATGTTACTGGTGCCGAAGCATTGCCAGTAAAACTATCAAAATTAGACTTGAATGGTGTCAATGGATCAAAAATTAATCCATTAAAAGCGTCTACTCCTGGCTTAAAATTAATTTTGCCTTGCTTAAAATAAGATGTATTATCGCTACCACTTATACTCATAGTGAATTTACCATCTTGCCAGTTGTCTGTCGCTTCACTAACAACACCTGCACATACATGAGTGCCCTCTATCTCAGTTACGAATTGTGTTCTTAATAATGACCAAAGATAATTAGGAAACTCCGGACCTACATAAATAGATTTTTCTGCTTGAAGTGCAATATTGCCAGAAGGATTAAATAATGTGTCAGTTGCATTAGCAACGGATGTCACCATATCATTAAGATTTCCAAGAACACCAACACCACTAAACATCTGTTGCAAACCTCCTAAAATTTTATTATCAGTTTGACTCTTGGAGTTCATATAAATATGTACTACGTCCATTGGCTGAATGATTAATTTGCCGGAAAAATTAAAGCGTAATTTTTTACGAGCATAATTAGTAACTCCATTTTGTGCAACGAAATTAGTTGAGGTATTTTGCAATAATGTTATTTGTTGGAAAATAGCAATTATAATAGCGTTGAACGTTGAAAGCTCACTACTCCCGAATAACGGAACTACGTTCGCGTTAGGTCCTATTGGCGCTGTGCCAGTATCCAGTCCATCATATCCTGCTAAATTTCCACCTCTTAAATAATCGGCAGTAACATTAACGGCACTACCCGATCCAACTAATCCGCCTAATGGACTATATGTAAAAGGTATTTGCAATCCAAGGCGATCAATTATTACAGTTACTGGTTGTCCTAATATAGTATTTGGATTAACTTGAAATGTTATAGGGCTAGCATTTCTAGAACTACGAATATTATTTAGTCTATTTTGTTGATCTGTAATAGTTTGATTAGCTGATATTGCTCCTTGCGTAACCGCTTTGTTATTATAGAAAGTATTCGTGGCATCACTAAGGGCTATCTCAATATCATAATCAGTAATTAACATAGACTCATATGGATCAGAAATAGAAAATGAAAAGCCACCAGGCATTTTTAAATCTACACTTGTATTAGTACTTATGTTAGTAAAATTAGTAATTTCAATAACACCGGTACCAGGACCAAATGTAGATTGAAATAAATCTAATGGATCCGATATCCAATTAGTGAATAGCGATGTTTGATTATATGCGGATAATACTCGTAGCCTATCAACCACTTGAAAGAAGCTGGTAGCGTCCTGTGTAGTATAGGGATTAGAACCAGGGAATAATCCTGAAGAACTGCCAGTACCATATCCGTTGTTGGCATTATCCGCTAATGTTATGATTGCTGGAACCAATTGTTGGGAGATGCTTCCTACTGCGGCTGTAACTGCTTGGATTTTACTTAGTTGTTCTAGTGCTGCAATCTGGGTTGCTTTGTTCTGATATAATATACACATTGACTTATAATATAGAGTTTCATCAACGTCCATAAAGTCAGGGCGGTAATTCTCAGCAATCGAGGAGAACATTCTCTTTTTAACAAGAACGGTAGCGCTGGGGGCTTGCCAGAGAATTTCAAACTGCCTAGGATCCGTTTCGTATGGATCGACTCTTAAATAACCAGATTCAAGGTAGCTTCGCTGTGCGGATTGGTCTATCCGGCCAGCGAAGCTACCTAATCCGCCGTACTTGACATTCTGTCCATCAATAACAGAATTCAATGTCGAGGTATCATTGGTCGCTAAACCAAATTGTGAAGATAGTTGATCTGAAAGTTGTCCTAAGAAAGTCAAAATAATACCTCTTTAATCCTTTCTCATATTATATAACAACTTATAATAAACTATTTATTAAATCTGGTATAACCCCATTAGAAGACCCGGATATTGTTGGTACTATCAAATTAGTATTTTGCACAACCGTCCCGCTGAACGAATTCGGCGTATTATATTGACTTTCTCCGCTTGTGGGCGATTTGCTGAAGGCGAAGTAATTAGTCCTATAACCACGGATCTGGGTTACTGTAAAGGTTAATTGATAATTAATCATAAAATCATTAGCTTGTTCTGTAATAATCATATTCTCAAAGAAACCGCGGAAAATTTGACCGCCATAGTACATCTCGACACCCATTGCCAATGAAGCCAGCGTTGGTATATTTCTAGCCGACAACATATTATTTGGAGAATTCAAACCAATTATACCGCTCAAAATACTGCCGCCATTTAACCCAGAAGCCAAATTAGTACCACCAATAATTTGACTTGCAGATCCTCCAATAGCATTCGATACATTATTGGAGACATCGGCAGATGCATTGTTAGCAGCTAGTGTAATACCTACGGCATCAAAAGCAAATTGCTCCGCACGATAGATTTCATATAACATATTAATACCTTCAATGCCTGAGCTTCCGGTAGTGCCAGAGATATTCAATTGGCTCAATTCTTCTCCCCAATATTGTAAAGTATATCCACCTTTAGTTTTGTCTTTGTTGATTAACTTTTTATGATTGTATGTTATATTTTGTGGATTGATATACATCTGTACAGTTCCAAATTGAGGTACATACCAAGTTATAATGTTCCTGTGCATTTGCGCATTAACGCCAGGTGAAATTTGAGTATAAGGTAATCCATTACCGCTAGCCGTTGGAGTTGAGGATACTAAAAATCCGTTTGATTCAAAAGACGCTTGCTGGGCTTGAGTAACAGGATTAGATCCACTTAATGCAGCTGCTACACCGCTAAGACCTTGAGTTACTGAATTGAGTGAAAAAGTAGCCATGAGTTATCCTTATCTAGGTTTCTGGGAAGCTGGGCTGTTAACCGTTGCATGTTCGTTTGAATTAATATCCCAATTGCAATGTGGACATTTGCCCGTAAAATTGACTGTGATGCCGCTTCCACCAACTAGGGTCACTGGGACTGGTTGACCATTTGCGCCTCCTGCGACTGCCGTTGCGGGCTCA